CAACTCTGGAAATTCTTTTACTATAAAAGTTCTAATCCAGTGTTTTAATTCTTCTACTTTTTCTTCTGCTTCAGCTGAGGTCCAGTTTGTTGCTTGACTAGTAGCTTCGATTTTCGTCGTTTTTTGTTTTTTCTTTGGTATCATCTTCTACTTCACTATGTGTTGTTATATATTTCTCTATCTCGGCCTCGACAACTTTATCTTTGTCTTTAAGTTTTTCTTTTAACTTTTTAATTTCTTTATTTTGATCCTCAAGTTTATGTCCTATACTACTAACATCTTGAGTCTCATGTTCTAATTTAATCGTTATAGACTTAATTCTTGACTCTTTAGTTTTAATAGTCTTAAGGAGGTCCTCCTTCTCATCACTGAGGTCCTTAATTGTAGATTTGAGTTCTTGAATAAGATCTCGTTCAGACATATAATTGATAATTATCCAGTTTTTCAGGCGCCATTAAAGTATATTATAATATTTTAGAAGAAAGGTTGACCAGTTTTTTTGGTAGTTTCCATATTTTCTTTTACTATATCTGCTACTATTTTACGGTCTTCTGGTGCCATAGTTAAAGCTTCTTGGTAAGTAACGCCTCCTCGCATATACCAACATATCTTTAATAATTCTTTTTTAAGATTTTTACCTTCATTTTCTAAATCTTTAAGATAGGTAATAATGCCAGAATCATCCTTTGTCAGCAACGTCACCCGAAAAAATTTGAGTTATCAAATGTTATTGGTACATCAAAAGTTGCAGGTACTCCTTGCTTGATTTGTTCTTCAGTTGCTTTTATTTTTAATGGTTTTATTTGAGCTTGTTGTCTTACTTCAACAAGTTTATCTTGTACTTCATTTATAATTTTTGCTTCACAATTATTAACAAAATTTTTAATTTGCTGTTTATCAGTTACTACTTGTTCATCACTAGTTGTAATTTGTATAATTGAATCTACTAATAAACTAAAATTTATTTCATTTACTTTTGCAAAACTTGTTGCAAATTGTCTACTTTTATCTTCTTCTGACATTGTACTAGCATTTACAGTTGCATATATTTTTTGTTGTTCATATTGAGCTAGTTGTGTTCTAGTCATAGCCCTATATGTTAATGGAGCAACTTTAATTTTTAATCCGTGTGGTGTGTTAAATTCATCTGAAACTTCTACATTTTTTATATTATCTAATAAGGTAGGTAAATTTACAGTTGTAGTAGGTCGTTCATTTGTTACTGGTACTGCATAAGTTATATCCATTGTTTCTCCATAACTTGCAATTCTTATTGCCAACAATACTGTGTCAACATCAAAATTTACTAATTGCCACGGATCTTTAATATTTGGTATGCATGATTTTATTACATCTACTGTTGCCTGGCCTCCCATTAATGCATCTGGTGTTTTAAATCCAAGTTCATCTTTTGCTGTCATAGGTAATACCGGAAATTCACCAGTAGTTGTTGTTTCGAGAACTTGATTTGAATAATATTTTCCTTTACTCGGCAAGGTAATATATATTGAAGGCTGTCTATAATATTTGCTTAATGGATCGTTATTTTCTGTCATTTTTACTTCTATAAATATACTAGTAATGCGTATATATGTCAATATTTATATGCATATAAAATGGAGCGAAATATTACCATATGGCAATAGATGATGCAGAAGTACAAGCGGAATTAAGAGCAGAAGCAGAACGTCTTAATAAAACGTTTGTTACTCTTTCTAAACAAACTTATAAACAAACACGAGCACTTGATACAAGTATGAAATACATAGTAGCAGGAGCCAAAAACAGAAAAGAAGCTAACGCGGCCATTAAAGAATATCGAGCACATCTTCAAGAACAATTAAAAGACGAAAAAAACCAAGGTAGACAAGCACAAAAAATTATTAAAGATCAAATTACAGCTACAAATAAATTAGGAACTGAATATTCTAGAACTGGTAAAGCACTTTCCTATGTTTGGAGAGAATTAAAAGACCTCGGAAAAGGTGCTATTAGTACTGCTAAAAGATTTCTTGATGCTGAAGAACGTATTCAAGGATTTAGTGATCTTGTAAAAGACATCACATTGTTTGGATTAGAAAGACCATTTATAGCATTAGCCGAATCAGCTGATTTCAACGTTGGTATATTTAAAACACTTGCTCAACAAGGTGCAGACTTTGGCAAATCATTAATTAATCTTAGGGAAACAGCGTTTGATGCTAATATGCCTTTATTAGATTTTGTTGACTTTATTGGAAAAAATACAGATAGCCTTGCAAAATTCTTTGGAACAACTAATCAATCCACTGCAGATATGGCAGTCATGGCTAGAACAATGCGTCAAATTACAAAAGATCAATTTGCTGAATTTGGACTTAATTTTGAGGAAACAAATGAGTTCATGACAACTTATTTAGAATTGCAAAGAGCGGCTGGAGCGGCAGAAAACATGAGTCGACAACAATTAATTGAAGGCTCCGCTAGATATACTAAAAATTTAATACTATTAAGCAAAATTACGGGAGAAAGTGTTAAAGATTTAAATTCTCAAAATGAACAATTGAGACAAAATGGTGTATTCCAAGCGGCGCTGGCAAAAGTAGACGTAAAAGAAAGAGAAAGACTTACAGCATTTGTAACTTCTCTTGGTGGTCCGGCAACAGCAATGGGTGGACTTGCAGTTGATTTAATCGCGGCGGGGGCTCCTATTACAGAATTATCAAGAAGTCTTGCAGGAACAAATAAAGATGCTTACAGGGCCATTGAAAACTTTATTAAAGGTGGAGCCGGGGTTAGCGAAATTCCTAATGTAATTGGAGAGTTAAGGGTGGCGGCTAATCAATTCTTAAAAGACTTCCCACAAGCGGCGGCATACTTTAGAACAGAATTTGTTGATTTGCTTGGAGACTATGCAAGAATGGCCGGCGGTGAAGTAAACAAAGCAATGGTTGACGCCGAACTCGATCAAAAATTAATAGATGCTACTGGCGAACTTGTCGGATTTAGAGAAGAACTTGACACGTCATCAGCAAATATGGAAAAGATTACAACCAATGTTCTTAAACCACTTATAGTAAACGGTGAGAAATTTATTAAAAAAATGGGCGAGGTATTATCAGGCATAACCGGACAGGCCGAAGCCATAAGCGGCAGTTGGATTAATAAGGTTCTTACATCAGATGGAAATGCATTAAAAGTTAAAATTGTTGAGGGGAAAGATCTTTCGAAAGAGTTTGTAAGCAAATTAGGTACTGCAGATGCACCTGGAAAAGGAAAACTTTGGTCAATGGCCGACGATTCTATGTTTGGAATGGCCAAAAGAGGCGGGACAAGGTTCGATGAAGGTGAGTCACTTACTGACATTCTTACTCCATGGGACACTGAAGCTGAAAAAATTAAAAAAATAGAAGACAGATCTGCTGGCAGTAACACGTTTTATGAAGGAACAGTAGGAGCAACTGGAAAATTATTTAATAATTTTGGTGCAGGAACACCTACAGTATTACATGGTGAAGAAGCAGTGGTACCAAAAGCATCATTATTTGGTAGCATTTTAGATTCATTTAATAAAAAATTAACTGGTGTTCCAACAACCACAGATAATACACAAATAGCAGGTGCACCCGCTACTAATGATGCTCAACTAATAGCCTTAAATAATACCGCGAAACAAATCGCAAACTCTAGTCAAAAGTTAGAACAATACTTAAATACGCTTATATCAATTGGAGCAATGACAGAAAAAAACACTAAAATAGCTAATAAAAATCTTGCAAATTTAAGTGGAAGTCTAGTATAATAACGTATGGCTTGGAAAAAATATTTTAATGATGCAAATTTATCTCCAATCTCTGGGGAAAAAGTACCTAATTTTGCAAAAAGAAATTACAGTTCTTATTTGCCTGACGTTTATACAGGACATCCTAACAGAATTCAAAGGTATTTTCAATATGACCAAATGGATTCTGATTCAGAAATTAATGCGGCATTAGATATCCTAGCAGAATTTTCAACACAACAAAATAAAGAAAACGAAACTCCATTTGATATAGTGTTCAAAGACGAAACAACCGAACACGAAGTAAAACTTTTAAAGAAAGCACTTCAACAATGGACAAAAGCAAACAAATTAAGTAAAAGAATTTTTAGAATTTTTAGAAATGCATTAAAATACGGTGACTGTTTCTTTGTAAGAGACCCAGAAACATTTAAATGGTTGTATATTGATAATGCAAAAGTTGACAGAATAGTTGTTAACGAATCAGAAGGCAAAAAACCTGAACAATATGTTATTAGAGATATTAATCCAAACCTAGAAAGACTATCTGCAACACAAATAACACCAAATCAAACATATGGTGGAGGCGGAACTACTGGAGGCGGTACTGCGGCATACGGTCAAAGTTATGCAGGTGCTGGCAGAGGTTCTGATATGTCGGGTTTTGCCGGAGCTAGTGGTGGAAGATTTTACAGAACAATGAATGCATATAACATTAATGCAGAACACGTTGTACATATGTCAATGTCAGACGGATTAGACAACTTATTTCCATTTGGACAATCAGTATTAGAACAAATTTTCAAAGTTTACAAACAAAAAGAATTATTAGAAGACGCAATTATCATTTACAGGGTTCAAAGAGCACCTGAAAGAAGAGTATTTTATATTGACGTAGGTAATATGCCAACACACTTGGCTATGCAATTTGTTGAGAGAGTTAAAAACGAAATTAATCAAAGAAGAATTCCTAGCACAACTGGTGGTGTCAACTATATTGATGCTACATATAATCCAATGAGTATTAATGAGGATTATTTCTTTCCGCAAACAGCAGAAGGAAGAGGATCTAAAGTTGATACACTACCAGGCGGAACTAACTTGGGCGAAATAGATGATCTTAAATTCTTTACAAACAAATTGTTTAGAGGATTAAGAATTCCAAGTTCTTACTTGCCAACTGGACCAGATGATTCACAGCAACAATATAATGATGGCAGAGTTGGCACTGCGTACATACAAGAATTAAGATTTAACAAATATTGTGCAAGATTACAAAGCATGATAAACCCAACAATTGATGAAGAATTTAAAATATGGATTAAAAGTAAAGGTTACAACATAGACTATGGTATGTTTGAACTTAAATTAAATCCACCACAAAACTTTGCGGCATATAGACAAACTGAAATGGATCAAAGCAGAGTACAGACATTTACACAGGTAGCAGAATTACCTTATATGTCTAAAAGATTTGCGTTAAGCAGATATCTAGGATTAAGTGAAGAAGAAATGGCAAGAAATGCTGACTTATGGGCAGAAGAAAACAATATTCCACAAAGAAAACAAAGCAAAAATGCTCAACTTAGATCCGGAGGTGTATCAAAAGCAGGTATTACATCTGATTTAGATCAATTTGAAGAACCAACTGCAGAACCAGGAACACCAGAACCGGGACAACCAGGTCAAACACCAGCTGGTACACGTGCACCAGGTCAAACACCGGGTGGTGGGGGTACAATCCCTGGTGGTGGAACAGGTGGCGGAACACCTGCATAAGGTTAAATACGAATAATGAAGCTAAACGAATTTTTTACACATACGCAAGACGGTTTCGAACAGGATAAAACCTATGATCCTGAACAAGATATATCAATATTAGATAAAGATGACACTAGAAAAACACGTCTTACACTCAGTGATATTAATTCAATGAGATTAACATCAGAAAATCACGACGATCAACAAAAAGTAGAAGCAGAATTTGTTCAAAAAATGTATGCTCAACCACAAGCAGACGAGTTAGCAATCTAATTTCACTTTATCCTTTAGTAAAACAAATAATTAATATAAATTATGGGTGATGTAGCATTTGTATTAGGTAATGGAGAATCCCGATCGGGAATCCAAATAGAAGATTTAAAAAAACACGGCACAATTTTTGCCTGCAATGGTGTTTATAGAACTGATACACCTGATTTTTTAATTGCTGTAGATCCTAAAATGGTTACAGAAATTGCAGAAACAGATTATATTCTTAAACATGAAGTATGGACAAACTTCAATGCACAATATAATAAAAATCCAAAAATATTAGATAATGTAAAATGGTTTCAACCCAGTTTAGGTTGGAGTTCTGGACCAACAGCATTAAGATTAGCATGTGATCGTAAGTTTAAAGAGATTTATATGCTTGGGTTTGACTATACTGGGTACCAAGATGCCAAAAGTTCCAACAGACATAGATTTAATAATATATTCAAAGATACAAGAAACTATAAAAAAAGTACAGACGAGGCAACATTTTATGGTAACTGGATGAATCAAACCAAACGTTGCCTACAAGACTTTAAAGATATTAAATTTTATAGAGTAATACCCAAAGATTGGTTCCTACCTAAAGACTTAGAATGGAATGGCAATATAAGTCATATGACTACAGAACAACTATTATCAAAATTTGAGTTACAAATTAAAATATAGTCAAAAGACACCTTTTACGTCACTTATACCACCGTTTTTACATCTTTGTGTTAAATAATAACACTTATATAAGTTAAGTACGAATCGCATAGAAGGAGCACGTGTATTATGTCAAATAAATTTGAATCGTTGCTAGAATTACTAATCAACGAAGAAAATGAAAAAGCAGAAGCATTATTCCACGAAATAGTAGTAGAAAAATCAAGAGATATCTACGAAGGTTTAGCGGAAGAAGCACCTGTAGAAGAAACGAAAGAAGAAACCAAAGAAGACGACAAAAAAGAAGAAGTTAAGGAAACTGAAAAGTCTGACGAAAAGAAAGACGAAAAAGAAGAAGCAGTTGACGAAACTAAAGAAGACAAACCTGCAGAAGAAAAAATTAAAGATGAAGGAGTCTTTACTAAACCTGCACCAACAGCACAAGTAACACCTCAAAAATCTGAAGAAGAATCAATTGAAGAAGTTGGTGGCGACGCTACTGATGAATTAATTAAAGATATTTCTTCTGATGAAGAAGGCGAAGCAGATGCGGCGGCTGACGAACTAGGCCAAGATATGGATGCTGATGCTGACGCTGAAAATGGTGAAGAAGGTTCTGTAGAAGACAGAGTTGTTGATTTGGAAGACGCTTTAGACGAACTAAAAGCAGAATTTGAAGCAATGATGGGACAAAAAAGCGGTGACGAAGAAGCAGAAGAAGCGGCTTTAGCACCTACGCCAATTGTGCCACAAGAAACTCAACCAGAAATGTCTAGAATCGAAGGTAAAGAAGCAAAAGAAGACAAAAAGGAAACTGTAAAAGAATACAAGATCCAAAAGTCTGCTGATAATGCCGACGGCTCAGATAAATCTGCAAAATCACCAGTAGCAAGTGGACCAAAAGTAAAAAGTGCGGCAACACCAGTTAAAACTGGCTCAAGCGCCGACGAAAAAGGAAGACCGGCACCAACTGCTAAAGCAGAAAGTGGTTTTGAGAACAGTCCTGCAAAAGATAAGTCAACTTCTTACAAAAAAGAAGTAAAGGCTGACCTTAAGGACGGTTCAGACAAATCTGCAAAATCTCCAGTTGCTTCTAAGTAATTGGATATTTTAAAGAGAATCTAGATGTCACTTTATCTTAGAGAACACCTAACTTATGATCAGGCCCGAATGCAAATCTTACACGAAGGCGCAGAAGGAAAAGATTTGTACATGAAAGGGATCTGCATTCAGGGGGGCATTAAGAATGCCAACGAAAGAGTTTATCCTGTTAACGAAATAGGAAAAGCAGTAAAAACTCTTAATGATCAAATTACATCTGGTTATTCAGTTCTCGGAGAAGTAGATCATCCAGATGATCTAAAAATTAATTTGGACCGTGTGTCTCACATGATTACAGAAATGTGGATGGAAGGACCAAATGGATACGGCAAAATGAGAATTTTGCCAACACCGATGGGCCAACTTGTCAAAACAATGTTGGAATCAGGTGTGAAACTAGGCGTCAGCTCTCGTGGTTCTGGTAACATATCAGAGTACGGTAGCGGCGAAGTTTCAGACTTTGAAATCATAACAGTTGATGTTGTGGCCCAACCTTCGGCACCAGGGGCTTATCCTACGCCAATTTATGAACATCTTTTAAACACAAAAGGTGGACATATGGCAAAGGGACTGGCGGCGGAAGTTAGAAATGATGTAAAAGCACAACAATACCTCAAAGAGGCATTAACAAGTATAATAAAGGGACTAAAATAATGTTTGATATATCAAAACTAGTCGAATCAGGAGCAATATCAGAAGATGTGCAAAAAAGCATCCAAGAAGCTTGGGATTCAAAGATTAAAGAAAATAAAGAAGTAGTAGGTGCTGAATTAAGAGAAGAATTTGCTAAAAGATACGAGCATGACAAAGCAAACATGATCGAAGCCATCGATAAAATGATGACTGAAAAATTAAGCGAAGAAATCTCTAAATTTATAGACGATAGAAAAGCACTTGCACAAGAAAAAATAGCTTACAAAGAAAACGTAGGCGCTCACTCTGCCAAATTACAAGAATTCGTTCTTACTAAATTGTCAGAAGAGTTAAAAGAACTACATGGCGACCGTAAAGGTGTTCATCAGAACTTTGAAAAAATGGAAGAGTTTGTAGTAAACGCTCTTGCAAAAGAAATTAAAGAGTTCCATGAAGACAAAAAAGGCGTTGTGGAAACGAAAGTTAAACTAGTAGCCGAAGCCAAAGCACAAATGGCTAAGATGAAAGAAGCTTTCATTACAAAATCTGCTAAAGTTGTAGAAGTTGCTGTAAACAAAAAACTTGCTGAAGAATTAAGCACGTTAAAAGATGATATTACATCAGCTAGAGAAATCAATTTTGGTAAAAAAGTATTCGAAGCATTTGCGAGCGAGTATCAGAACTCTTACTTAAATGAGAAATCTGAAACTAGCAAGTTGATGAAAGTTGTTGATGAAACAACTCTAAAACTAGCTGATGCAGAGAAAGCTGTCGAGGAGAAAAATGCGGTGATTGAGTCAAAAAATGCTGAGTCCAAAAGACAAGCAGACTTGATGGAACGCAAGGAGAAGATGGCTGATATGCTCAAACCATTGGGCAAACAAAAGAGTGAAGTTATGTCTCAACTTTTAGAGTCGGTGCAAACTGACAATTTACAAGCTTCATTTGACAAGTATCTACCTCATGTGATGTCTGATAAACCAATTGTTACACAGAAGAAAGTTATTTCTGAAGCAAAAGGTGACAGAGAAACAAGAGAAGATGCTGATTTAACAAATTTCCGTAAGTTGGCGGGAATATAATATAAACTAAAGGGGAAAAGATCAAATGTCAGAACTATTTGAATCTAAATGGGGCGAAACTAAGAAAGCCCTAACTGAAGGTTTAGAAGGCAACAGAAAAAAGACGATGGATGTCATTTTAGAAAATACTAAAAGATATTTGTCAGAACAAGCTACTGCAGGTGCTACATCTGCTGGTAACGTTGCTACTCTAAACAGAGTGATTCTTCCTGTAATTAGACGGGTTATGCCGACTGTTATTGCCAACGAAATCGTTGGTGTACAGCCGATGACCGGTCCAGTTGGACAGATTCACACACTTAGAATAAGATATGCTGATACAGTTGCAAGTAACACTACTGCAGGTGAAGAAGCATTATCTCCATTCAAAATTGCGAGAGCATACGCTGGTAATCAAACAGACGGTACACCTAAAGGAGCTTCAACAGCATCTTTAGAAGGTACACCTGGTAAGAGATTGTCAATTCAAATCTTGAAACAACCAGTAGAAGCTAAATCAAGAAAGCTATCTGCAAGATGGACTTTTGAAGCGGCTCAAGATGCTCAAGCACAACAAGGTATCGATGTAGAAGCAGAAATCATGGCGGCTTTGGCTCAAGAAATTACAGCTGAAATTGACCAAGAAATCATCTTGTCACTAAGAACATTAGCTGGAACAGCTAGTGAAACTTATGACCAAGCGGCTGTTTCTGGTACTGCAACTTTCGTTGGTGACGAACACGCGGCTTTAGCTGTGTTAATCAACAGAGTGGCAAACCAAATCGCAACAAGAACACGTAGAGGAGCTGGAAACTACGCAGTAGTTTCTCCAACTGCTTTAACGATTCTTCAATCTGCGACAACATCAGCATTTGCTAGATCAACTGAAGGTACTTTCGAAGCACCTACTAACACAAAATTTGTTGGTACATTAAACGCTTCTATGAGAGTATACGTTGATGCATATGCATCTGATGGAACATCAGTATTAGTTGGATATAAAGGAGCAAGTGAGGCAGACGCACCAGCGTTCTATTGCCCATACATTCCTTTAATGTCAAGCGGAGTTGTACTTGATCCAGCTACTTTCGAACCGGTTGTTGGTTTCTTAACAAGATATGGATATGTAGAGTTAACAAACACTGCAAGTTCACTTGGTAATGCGGCTGACTACGTAGGTTTAGTAGCGATCACTTCAGGAAACTTAAAATTCAAATAAGCCAAGGCTTATTTTATTTTCAAAGAAAGGCGGCTTTATGTCGCCTTTTTTTGTGACTATAATTTCACCACGTAAATATATACATTATGTTTAATTTTGAGTGTGAAATTTATGATAATGAAAATCTTACCATAATAAATTTTGCTGATTATATAAAAAACAAAAAAGTTTTAATCTGCCCTAGTGTAAAAATATTACAAAAACCATCTTTAAAATATTTCCAATATGTTGAAACATTGTTAAATTTACAAGGTTTGGACGAAATTATAATAATAGATAGTAAAAGTGATAAATTTTTCCATCCAGCAGTGTACTCTTTTTTTCCAAAAATAAAAACAGTATCAGATACATCTCAAAATTATATTAAAATAATGCAAAAAGAAAAAAATAAATCACAAAATATAAATGAATTAGCAAAAATATGGGTGTTTCAACACCTAATTGACAATAATAAAGAAATAGGATTTTGGGAACAACCCTTAGAAAATCATTGGGAACAACTGCTCAAAAATAAAAGAGCAATGAAGGAATTATTAGACAATAAAACTGGGTGGAATGCGAAAATAATAGCAACGTTACTTAGATCTAAAATAGATTTTTGGAACGTGGACAATTATAATATCATGGCACCAGCTGGGCACAATGCTGGACAAAGAAATCCAAACGAAGATGGTAAACCCGGAGATTTTAGACCAGCTGGATACCAACTACTCCACAGGCTGGGTCATAAATTATGGTACTTTAACCTATATAACAACAAGGAATTAGAAAACACCATAATTGGTAATAATTAAACAAACATATCATAAATAAAGCATATAGGAGAACAGTAATGGTAAAACACCATAATTGGTAATAATTAAACAAACATATCATAAATAAAGCATATAGGAGAACAGTAATGGTAAAACAGAAAATTAAATGGTTATTATTTCACGAACCAGCGGAAATATTCATAAGAACTGCTGAAGATTTCCAAAAACATTTGGATAAATTAACAAACAACAAATATGAGATCGAAATACTTACACTATCTGAGTATCAAGACAAGTACTATGATGGTTTAATATGCGATCCTTTCACAGAATTAAAAGAAGGCAGAGTGCAAGTTAGTCAAATATTCTTAGATATTCTTGGCGACTTTGACGCAACAGATTTTTATGCGTTATCAATGCCTTACCTATTCAAAAACCACGATCATGCATCTAGAGTTTTTGAAGGTGAAATAGGTAAAGAATTATTTGAGCATTTATATCAAAAAACAAAAGTACGTGGATTATCATACACATACTCAGGTGGATACAGATGTACAGCATCAGACACTCCTATAAGATCAATAAAAGATTTTGCTGGCAAAACGTATTCTAGAGGTAGAAATCCTGTACACGCTGATATGATTGATTTAGTCGGTGCTAAAAAAGTTTACAGTCTATTAATGCATAATAGTAGTAATTACAAAAAATCAACAACTAATATGACTCAAACAACTTATCCTCGATACTATGCAGACACTTCCAATTCACAAAAATATGTTGCAGATACTAAACATTCGATGTATTTGACAACAATATGTTTAAATGACGATTTTTGGAATTCATTGACTGTTGAAGACAAAGGTCATATGAAAACTGCTAGTTTATATGCATCAAGAACTGAAAGAATAAAATCAGTTGCTGACGCAGAAGAAATCAAAACAAGCAAAAACAAACAAAAAGAGTTAGGTATTAAAGAAATTATAGAATGGTCAGACGAAGAGATTGAAAAATTATCAAAATTATGGTCACCGTTATATAACAAATACAAAAACTTTTTTGGTAAAAATATTTTAAATAGAATTAAAAAAGTATAATTTTGTTAATTTATTAATTGTAAATTAGTTTCAGTAGATATGTTTTTCATTTCTTGCATTGTATCTATTTGATCTTGCTCTGTCCAATTAAAAGTTGCTCTACTACAGGTATTACAAATTAAATTTTGTTTTTTCTCTGAATATTCTTTATTATAAATTAAATCATGCTCTTTTCGTAAGTTTTGCCACACTTTTTCTATTCCTAATTCAAAAACATTGCCATAATTTGTTAATTTTGTAGCATCATCACAACATAAGACAGCAGTACCATCAACCATTACTTCTAATCTTCTCAAAATTTTTCCATAAACCATTCTACATCCTTGCACAAAGTTTGTTTTTGTTATCGGAAACTCCTTATTTTCAGTCCAAATGCCATCACCTGATGCTATTCTATTTTGCATCCATTGATTTTTTGCTTTTACTTTTCCTAATGTAATTGCCAACATTTGATTTACAATATCTTTTCTCTGTTTATCCGGAACCATTTGTGTTTTATGCTTAACTCCTATTGACATTTTCTTGCTTATCTCTGGATAATTGTCTTTAACTTTTATTAATCTTGCTTTAGTAACTTTCCAACTTACACCCATCCATTCTTTTATTTCTTCTTCTGTATACCCAATAACAGAAATGTTAATTTGTCTAACTGTATGCAAATATTTTTGAATAATTTTACAATTTTTTTCTGTAAAAGACACACCATTGGTTGTTAATATAACTTCAAGTTGATTTTTATCAGCAAGTTCAAAAATCATTTCTAAATCAGGACAAACTAATGGATCAGAATATCTCCACGGCTGAATATGAGCTGTCCATGGCTTAACTTTATATTTTTTTAACAAAGATGTGAAGTCATTTAACAAAAATTTAATTTTTTCATGAGACATTTTTTGAGATCTATATTCTTTGTCTTCACCTAACCAAGAATATGGACAACAAAAACATTTTGCGTTACATAAATTAATTGGTTCAAAAACCAATTCTGTTGGTATTGGAAAATAATAATTCATATTTTATATATGTATTTAATTATTTTTTTCTTGGTCAAATGACTTTCAATCCAAATAACGTATTATTATTCACAAAAAATGTTTTTAAATAATTTTAAGATTCGAATCGAATCTTATTATCAAAGGAGATCCACATGGATTATCTTACTAAAATAAAAGGATGGGCAAAAAGTTTAGCTGATGTAGGTGTAAGCCTAATAGCATTAGGAATCGTTTTAGAAATCCTTTTTAATGGTCAAGGTGTTCCGTTCTGGCCACATATTTCTGTAATAGGAAATGTTCAGGGCGTACTTGCTGGCTTTTCAGATCAAGGTTTGGTCGGATTGGTAGCAGTTTGGATTTTATATCATATCTATAATCGAAAATAATATAAAAATCTAGAAATACGTTAACCTCTGGGCGATGTAATATTTTAAAAAGTTTGCATCGCCCATTTAAATTTTTAAATATACTACATGACACGAATAATAATTGCTGGGGACAGCTGGGGTACACATAGTTACGAAAAATCGTATATCCATAATGACTTAGAAGGCTTTAAATGGAGCCCTAAAAAGTCCTATGTACTATATCCAGGGCCTGGACATTTTTTATCTGAACTAACAACCTTAGAAGTAATAACAACTGCTGACCATGGAATTTCAAACACAGAAGCATTTGACAATCTTAACAAAATTGATTACAAAAATGATATAATTGTATTCTACAAAACAGGACTTTTACGAGAAGTTTATAAAGCATATTTGAATAAAAAACAAATATACAGTACAAAGAATTGTAAAGAAGATTTTGAATATTACTCAGATATATTTTATAAACGTTGTTCAAGTATTGTGGCAAAATACTTTTGCTTAATAGGAGGTTGTGTTGAAATACAAACAGAACAAGCAAAGCAATATAATATAGGTGTTATTGAACCTAGTATAACAAAATGGATGTTTCCAAATTTTAAAGATAACGACTTTGATCCTACACTATATTGGTTAGAATATCAATATTCTTGTGAACACTTTAAGCAAGGTATAATACAATCATATGATAAAATAGAATTTTGGAACAAACACCCAAAACAATTTTGTAAAAAACATCCAACAGTTGATTCTAATAGGAAAATTGCTAAAAGGATTTACAATTATCTTAAGGATAAAAATATTCTTTAAGACCTTCTTTGTTTTTAATAAAAAAGTTTAAAGTAATCCTATTTGACTCTTCGGTACTATTATAACTGTGCCAAGTTTTTCCTTCAATTCCTGCAAAAATCATAGTTGAGTTTGGCTTCCACTGTGCTTCTTTAACTAAACTTTCTTTTTTCCCTTCAGTGTACATTTTTGTACCACAATTTTTTTCTGGAGTAATATAAGTTACACTAGACCAAATTTTTGAAATTGTTTCTTGATGTAGAATATGACTATAAGGTACTGGGGGTGTTACTCCAACATAAGCAGTAACAATTAAATCATCAAACCATCTATGTTCTAGAAATACATCACATAATTTTTTTCTATTTTCGTAAATATTTTTTGAAATATCAAGTATTTGATCATACCAATTTATATTAAAGTCTTTAAAATGTTGTGGTATAATATGATTCTCGGTTACTCCTTTATATATAGGCATATCTTTTAACTTTATTTCTAAAAGTCTATTACAATCATTTAATAACGAATTAAATTCTTTTTGATCTAAATGATTTTCAGTTACAGTGTGTGGCCACGGATCTGTTAAAACTTTTGAATTTAAACACTTATCTACAAAATTTTTACCTAACATAGAAATATTTATTAGTACTAAATTTTACCAAAAAGTCAATAAATAAGTATAGTTCAAACAGAGCTCCACTCAAGTGGAGACTTATGCGGAATAAACCGCGTAGCGAGTAGAACTCGCATTAGGCTCTGAACAAGGAGAAAACAAAACATGGGAAGACCACTTAAAAAAACTAAAATGGCACAAAGCATCGTTGATGTTGCGGCTGACTTGGTTGGTAAAGTAGCTGTAACAGGTTACAGACCATCAGGCGGATCTTTAGTTAGTTCAACTACTTCATATATCATATCACAAAGAGGATCTAAGCTATTCAAAATATGGCTAGAAGATTCAACAACAGGTGTTTATGAATTAAAAGCAGTTGCACCAGCATCATTGGCAAATACATCTAATCAATTTTGTGTACAAATTATACTAAATGACTCAACTGTGGCTTATGTAGAAAAATTCTACAATAACACAGTTCACTATGTAACAGCGGCAGGTGCGACAGGAACAGTTACCTATACGCTAGGCGTAGAAGGTGATGACGAAGCTAAAGCAGGAGCTGGTATAGGTTCAATAAACGTTAGATAATACTAGATACAAACACGTGCTTATAAGAACATTGGGGGAGTTTTGTACTCCCCCTTTCTTTACATAAATAATAGCAAATGGCAAAGACTTTACGTACATCAGGTGATTATACAGTCAAAACAGGCACAGGTTCAGGTGGCTCAAATACTATATTTTTTGACTCAAAAACAACAAGAGTCGTAGGAGATTTAGTTGTTGATGGTACAAGAACAGAATTAAACACGTCAACAATGTCTATCGAAGACCAGTTTATAGAAGTTAACAGAGGTAACTCTACTGCAGATTCAGAAGATTCAGGAATATTTTTTAATAGAGGTACTTCAAACCATGGAGTATTATATTGGGACGCAGGAAATGACAATTTCGAACTAGGTACATCAACAAATGCTCCAACAGTTTCGACAATTGATAATATAACACACGCAAATATTAAAGTTGCTACAACACCAACTCATAACAATCACGCCACATCAAAACAATATGTAGATAGTACAGCGGCTTCAACAGTTCGAATTGTTGGTGACGATTCATCTGCGATAAACATAGGAGGCTCAACTGATACTCTACAATTACTTGGTGGAGAAAATATTTCTAATACTACTGTTGTTGGTGCAGATTCAATTACATTTAATTTAAATAATGATTTGACAGGAATAACATCAATAACATCAGATGCATCAAATGGTGATTTAACTTTAGTAACAAATGGTACTGGAGATGTGATAATAAATGATACATTAACATGGTCAGCCGCGGCTTCAGACCCAACAGCAACAGCAGTAACTAAAATTTATAACAAAGCAGTAAGTGGAGGTGGTACTGGAGTGTTTTTCATTAACTCAGCAGTAAACTCCGGCACGGCAGGTGAACTGATAAGTAAGAGTAAGGCTACGGCTTTAGCGATAGCATTAGGATAAAAAAGTATGGCAATAACAAATTATCAAGTAGTAACAAACTATGACAACGCGGCTTATACTGCTTCGGCGGAAACTGCGGTTACTGTAATTTATATTACTAATAAAACTGATGGTGACGGAACTGTTGACATATATGTTGTACCAAATGGTGGATCAGTTGGTGAACCGTTTAAAATTTATACAGAATTGACTATCAAAGCACGAGATACTTACATACTTGATACAGAAAAAATGATTTTAGAAACAGGTGCAAAAATTTATATTGTGGCACCAGATTCAGCGGCACAATTCAACGCAACGATCTCAACTATAGGATTATAATACTATGGGTAGATTTGTTAAAAATCCAGAAATAGGTGACAATGCTTTAGGTATTACAATTCCAAATGTAACAACTGCTCTACGACCTGCAGGTGTTAATGGACAATTAATTTACAATACAACAACATCAACATATCAATCTTATATTGGTTCAGCATGGTACAATGTATCTACTGCGGCAGGTGAAAAAACAATTACAATAGACAAATTTCAAGGTGATGGAACAACTGTAACTTTTGGTGCAGGAGCAGGTAATACATTAGACGGATCTACTGCGGCAAGTTTTAGTCAAACTGTAAATGATGCAACGGATATTATGGTTTTTGTTGGAGGTGTTTATCAATTACCAGCAACAAACTATACAGTATCAGGACAACAAATAACTTTTGGTTCTGCTCCACCGACAAACGATGGTGCAACAAATGGTCATATTATTTCCATTATCCACGGCCTACATAAATTAGGTGCTTAATTTTTATTGAATTAATCCGAAAGGACGCCAGGATCCTGGCTTTCCACCTTTAATACATACCCAACCAATTGGATGATTAATGCTAGGTTTTTCGTTCCATACTATTGAACCTGTATTCCATCTACCATCAGTTGGCTCTTTTTCACCTGCGGCAAAAGTTCTTTCAGCAAATTTAATATTTCCGTCAACTTCTAAACTTTCTTGAGGGTATTTTACTCCTATACCTAATTGACCATATACATTTAACTTAACAGACTTACCTGTTTCTGTACCAACAACAACATCACCATTAGCACGACAAGTTAATCTTGGTGTAGCGTCTGTTCCAATAGCAAATGCAACGTGAGTATGTGTTCCTACAAATGCATTCGCTTCTTGCATAGTTGTAAGAATTTCATAACCACCCGAATTTACTGAAAAATCTGCCGACGGTGCAGTTGTGTTTACTCCAACTCTGCCATCTGCTACATAAAAAGTATTTCTAACTTGTAAATTTTTTAAAACTCCTAGCTCTTGTAAATAACTTTTCTTAACAGATTTTCCTAAAGAATTTTTCCATATTACTTCATTATTGTCAACCATAATTGCTTCTTGGACATTTAATTTTGGAACCTGTGCTTGTACATATTGCAAGTTTTCAACTTTAACTGTACCTTTAATATGTAAATCGTTTGCTATTTCTACATTACCATCAGTAATTGTAAGTTGTCTATCTGTTGACTGATCTTTTATACCTGTACTAGTAAAATTTGTAATTTTTCCACCATCAATTATATCTCCACTGATAGCATTTTTATATAAATCAATTTGCTCTACAGCAATACGACTTTTTGAAACTTTTTCAATTTTACTAATAGGTAATAGTGCCATATAATGATTATTTAGTGCTAGTTGTAACCATACGATTAATAGGTAAATATTGATGTAGTATTATGGCAATAACAAAAATAGCAGGGGAATTATTAGAATCGAACTTGATCCGACAACAGGATCTTGCATTCAACACGAACTTATTGTACGTTGATGTCACAAATGGACGTATTGGTATTAACACAGATTCTCCAGGCAATTTTGCTTTAGATGTAAGCGGTAATACAAGAATTACAGGTGACCTTACAGTTCAAGGTACAACATCCACTTTAGACTCACAAAATTTATCAGTCGAAGACAATATGATTGTCTTAAACAGTTCAGGCTCAGTAGGACATAATTCTGGAGTAATGATTAACAGAGGTGGAGCAGGCAATAATGCTGTAATGTATTGGGACGAATCTGTAGACAAATTTAAATTTGGAACAACAACATCAGATGGTTCTACAACAGGTGATTTTGCGGCAACATTAGTAAAATTACAAGTAGGGGAACCTGCGGTTGATTCAGATGCGGCAACTAAAAAATATGTTGATGATAACGTTGGATCTGTACCATCTTCGGGTGGTGATTTAACTTTAGGACTTCCAACAGATTCAAGTTTTGGTGATGGTTCTTATACACTTAACACTAGTGGAACAATTGTAGATGCAATTGATGATTTAAACGAAGTACAAGAAAATGTTAGATTAGGTTATTATGTAAAAAGTGTAACTTATACAAGATCTCCAGCGTCAGTTTCATTAGGAGGAATAGTAACTTTAGCCATTACAGCAGTCGGTGGAGCTCACGGTTCTGGAGGTGCCAATAGATATTCTGTTGATTGGGGTGATGGCACAACTACAATTGAGGGAGCAGACGGCAGTACAAATCCATCCCATGCCTATAGTGAAAATTCTGGTCAACCTTATACAATAGCAGTGAAAGCATATCACGCTAGTGCAGTAACAGATTCTTCAGGATCCTTTGCAAACTCCGGTGACTCAATGACAAATTTAACAGTAACAGTTTACACAGCAACACCCGTTGTAAGTTTTGAATTATATGATGCAAGTTCTGGTGGAAGTGCGTTAACTGGAAATAATTTATGGGTACTAGAAGGTGCAACAAAATACTTAAAAAATACTTCAACAAATACATCTGGGGCCACAGTAGCATACACAATAGATTGGTTTGCCGACAGTAGTACTGACAATATTGCAAACGATAGTGCGGCAGGTGGTGTAAGTGGAGC